GTCGGCCACGAGCTTGTCTACGGGGTCGACGGCGATTACCGTCTTGCCGGACGAGCCGATGCGCTTCTGGAGGTCGGTGGCGGTGATTGCGAGCAGGATCTCAACGGGGGTCATAATCCCCTCGTTGTAGGCCCCGCCGGTGCCGGTCGGGTAGTTGCCGCCGTCAGTCGAGCCAGCGCCGAAGCTGCCGCCGTACTCGTACTGCAACATGACGCGGAACTCTTGGAGGCTGGTGATGGTCTGCGGGCCCATGGTCGAGAACCGGCGGTCCAGCTCGGACTCCATGTTCTCGATGACTTCCTTGGGCGGGGTGTAGGTTTGCAGCATGATAACGCTGCCGGCTTGGGCTGTGATTGCCATGGTGATACACTCCTTCGCGCTTAATCCGACGTAGGGATCAAGTGCGGCATTGCTCGGTTAGGAGTGGGTGGAGCGCCTGGCGAGACCGTCAGGCGGCTTGGGGCTGTGAGCGTCTCGCCTTTTCTCTTGAGGTTCCATCCCTGACCGGAGCCGAAACCCGGTACGGCGTCTTTAGGAGGTCGCCACTCGATACTTCAACTTTCGCTCGATCTTGCCGTTCTAAACTTTGGTGGACCAGGTAACCGCAATAACCACTTTCGTGGCCCACGGCTGACCAACATCACGTGTGCCGGCCCAACCCCACACGCAACACATTGAACTTTCTACCGCTTGGCCGTCATCAACTGCCGTTGCCGGCCGAATGTGCGGCTCAAGCGTTCGCTGCCACTCAAAGAATGCCAGTCTTTGTCCTCTTTTGCAAGTTGAGATTCAGCCGCGCGCCACGCTTCATCGGAACTCATGGCCTTTGGCTGGACCGGACCACCCTGCGCCGGCTCCCGGCTGGCAGTGGGTGCAGTGCCCGCCTGAGCGGATTCCGCGGCCCCTTTGACCTCGGCGCCGTACTTGCGAACCAACTTGGTAACGATCCGGTTCAAAAGCGACTTGCCGGACTCGTCCCGCGACTGGAGAACCCCGTCGAAGGCTTTCACCCGCTGCTGCATGTTTTCGGGGGTTGGGTTAGCCAGATACTGCATCTCAAGCTGAATCTGGCGGTTGAACTCGTAGGGGTCGGCCTTGATGAACGACTCAATCTCGCTCCCCACGGCGTTCTTGAACGCGCTAATATTCGTTCCCGGCAGCGGTGTGTTGAGCTGCCAGTCGGGGATCACCGCGCCGGCTTTGCGCAGCCCGGCGATGATGTTGTCCACTTGGTCAAAGGTCCGCTTGCCGGCCTCCGAGAAGAACTTGGCAGTGCCATCCTTGCGCACCTGCTCCCGGCTCTGCTTGCCCGCGCCGTTCTTGGCTGCCGCGTTGGCCGCCTCGATGCGCTTGGCCTCGTCCAGCCGGGCCTGGACATCCTTGCGGGTGTTCTCGTCCAGGTGCGACAGGTCCGGGTCGGGCTTCGTCCCGTCCTTCGGGTGCAAGTCGTCCTTGATGATCGAGAGGGCCAGTTTCAGGTCGTTGTCGCGCTCGCGGTCGGCTTCCGAGGCGTACTGGTTGGCGGCAATGCGAGCCTCAACCTCTGCCAGCGTGCTGTCGGCGTAGCGATCAACGACGTGCTCACCGAACAGGTAGAGGTCGTCGCCGTAAACCGGCTGGCCGGTGTCGTCCACGACCTGCTTGCCGTCCGCCCCGATGACCGCGAACTCCTGCATGAACGAGTCGAAAGCTCCGGCCATCCCTTCGGGTGTCTCGGCCGCCTGAAACTGCATTCGGAGGGCTGTGGTACTGGCTGCCGTCTTCTTCGCATAGTTGGCCGACTCGGCGTTGGGGAAGATGCCCTTGAACTGCGACAGCTCGGCGTGCTCGCGGGCCATCTTGAACAGCGCGCCCTTGGCGGCAGGGTCAGCCTCAAGAGCCGCCTTGAGCGCATCGTTGCCCTTGATAAGCTCGTTGAGTGCTTGGGGCGTCAGCGCCTTCTCTTCGGCGAGCGAGTACTGCTCCTCGGCGGTGCCTTCCGGAGCGGGCGTCTCGGCATCGGCTGGCTTCGCTTCGGCGGCCGGGGCTTCGACTGATGTCTCGGCGGCTGGCGCTTCACCCTCGGCGGGCGCGGCCTCCGTTGAAGTCCACGGCGAATCGTCTTTGATCTCGACGCCGGGGTTCTCAGCCTTGAACGCTTCCAACTCCTGCCGCCATGTCACTTCGGCTTGATAGGCGTCAACTGCGTTGCCGTACTCGGCGGCGTTCATCTTCGCTGGCGGCTGCGGGCCGCTGGGCGGGGCGCCTACCGCTGAACTTGCCGGTGCTGTTAGCGCAGCAGGCGGCGCAGCAGGCGCTGGGGTTGACGGGGCCGCTACTGGTGCGGCTGATGCGGCTGGAGGAGCCGCGGCGGGCGCTGGTGCCGCTGCTGGTGCGGCGGCGGGAACTACTGGAGTCGTTGCCATGGGTGTTGCTCCTTGAAACTGCTGCGAGGATTCTCCCCGTCAGGTTGTGGGCCAAAAGAAAGGGCCGCTCGAAAGCGACCCTGAAACGTCAGTGAAACGGCGAATGGTGTTATTGGAAATACCGGAAGGGCCGCAAAAGTGGATCGTTGGGCCATTCAAGTTTCGATGAAGAACGCCAATCTATCAAAGCAGCCATCAATCCAAACGGCAAAATCCATCCCCATACCAGCAAATGGAAGACGCATAACGTTAGATCTATAAGACGCTTCATTCCTGCACCGCAAGCGACTTCTGGACGGCTATCTCCCTTTCGCTATCGCTTGGAGGATTGTTTTCAGGATAGGAACCGGGATGAGATTCAAGAGTTCCATCCTCATTTTCAGCCACATGGAACGAAGCGAATCCGGGCGCGTGTGGCGACTCGGGCGCGCCGGGTTCGACCGCGCCCTGCGCCTCGTCGAGCTGCTCTGGCGCGCTGGGCACCGGCAAGATAATCACCGGCTCTTGATGCGCGAGGTTTGCCAAGCGAGCGTCCTTGTCCGCATCCGTCTCGGCGGCCTGGACCGGCAGACCGTGAACGCCGGGAAGATCGTCCTCGTCGTAGGGCAGTACCGGAACCGGCTCGCCGGCCTTGAGCGCCGCGGCGTGCTCGTCCATGACCTTCTGATCGTCGGGAGGGATTTGGAGATCCTTCCACCCAAAGTTCGCGCCAACGCTCAGCGGCGGCACGCTCAAAGCAACGTCGCCCACCTTGCGCGTGGCTCCCGCCAGGACGAGTTGCGGCCCGGTGATGGGATCGGCATAAAGTAGGGAAAGGAACTCGCGGCCGTCGGCCTGGAGTTGTGAGTTCACTGCAAAGGCGGGAGTTGCGACGCCGTTGCGAACGAAGACCACAAGGGAATTGAACGGTTTCTGCATGTACTTCTCCTTATTGAGCGGTTAGGAACTTCTGTACTTCTCCGACCAACTGTTTTCCCGCGCTTACCTGCCCAGCGATTGATGCGCTAGGCCCGAGCGGGGGCATTGAGCTTTGCTTGACGAGATTCCCGATGCCCGTCATGGCGTCCTGGAGCGCGGCGGCCTCAAGCTGCTGGACCGTCGGGTTAGGTTGCGGTGGCGGCGGTGCGCCAGCGCGCCCAATCTCCCCCTTGAGCTTCGCTTTGTAGCTTTCCACGCCAGCCTGGTAATCCAGAGCGAGCCTCTTGAATGCAATGATATTAGCCCATCCCATTGGATTCTGCTGCTTCACATCGCAATTTTCTGCGCAAAATTGATCTATCGTCGGGAGCAGGATGTTGTAATCCTCAACCCACTTGTTCGGCGCGATCGATGGATTGAACATCGGCGTACCATCGTCCGGGTCGGTCATCTGCATCCCGTTCGGTCCGATCTTCGGAGTGGGCGGTGTCTGGAGCAGCCGGCGGATGTCCTGGAGCGTCTTCGACCGCTGCGCGGCGCCAGGCGCAACCGAGCCCGGCAGCCCCCAGTAGTCGTTGAGTAGCTGCTGGTTGGCAGTCTCGTCAAGCCACGCGAGGGCCGCCGGGTTCTGTTTCTCGGCCATCTCCATGATCGTCTCGCACCACTGGCGCTTCTGCTCGGGTGTCATGGGCAGGCCTTCGTCGGTGTTCGCGCGCACCCTCACCCGGCCCTGCATCTCGTCGAGATGGACGTAGTTGTTCCGGAACTCGCTGCCGTTCTCTTCGATCACCTGCCAGAGCGAACCGGTGTAAGCCATATTCTGCTGGAGGCACTCAATCGCGTTCTGGCCTGCTGAGGCGTGCTCATCCTTCATCGAGTCGTAAACGTCCGATAGCGGCCCCATGGCCTGATCCAGCATCTGCTTCTGGCCCTTGCCAGTCTCGACGCCTGGGGTAGTGCCGGTGCCTGAGACCTGCGGAGGGATGCCGGAGATGATCTGGCAGTAGTTCCAGAGCCGGTCGAGGTAGTTGAAGAGGCCGGCGTCCATCTGGAACTGGAAGTGAAAGATCGCATTGCCAAGCGGCTGAGTCACGCCCTCACCCACCGATGGCGTCGGATTGAGCACTCCGCCCGTTAGCGGCTTGCCGCTCATCTCCCGAATGTCGATGCGCCGGGGGTCAACCAGCGTGATGCCGGTCGAGCAGCGCTCCATGTAGTCGTCGAGGATATTGTTGATGGCATTGAACCGCTCATTGAACGGAATAACATTGTCGGCCACGCTTGGCGGGTACAGGCCATATCCGCGGTGCAGTTTGCAGCAGGACCACTCTTTGATGAGGACGGCCGGCTCTACCGAAAGCACCAGTGGCCCGTACATCGTGACCTTCATCCCATAGGGGAAGATGGCTTTGAGTTGCTGTACGAACGCATCGTCATTCTGAATCCGGTAGTAGGAATTCGGCTGGACCCATATCAGCGAGTAGGTTCCGCGCGCGGCAAAAATATCGGCTGTGACCGAGAACGACGACGAGAAGACCATCGTCCGCACCAGCCGCTCATAGCTGGCATTGTCGTTGGTGGCGCTCTCGACCCCCTCGGTGATCTCCGGGGCCATGTCGGGGAAGGTCGCCCGCACATCCGAAGCGTCAACTTCCCACTCCAGCGCTAGCAGTGGAACGTCTTCGAGAAACTCCTTGGTTGGATCGGTGTCCACCTGTAGCGGCGAGAAGACCGACCATTTCGGCAGGCCATTGGGCTTCTTCTTGGTGCCCACCTGGCCGATCACTGCGGCGGTCTCGCCCGGCTGAAAGTCTTGGGGATTGAGTTGCGCGCCGCACTGCGGGCACTTCATCTGCCCAGTTTCGGGAGAATCGGCGCCGCAGTTGGAGCAGTGGAAGTGGTCCTCGGATATTTTGGCGTCAATGTCGCCGAAGACCGGCTCGTTCTTGTATCCCACCCAAACACCATCGATCACGAACCGGGTCCACTTGAAGTAGACACCGTAGAGGAATAGGTACTGCGCTTCGAGCTGCAGCAGGCCCTTGGTCTTGTTAGCCTCCTCGATGATGGTGATGGCTTCCTGGCCGGCCTTGGCCGTGGTCATGTCGGCCAGATTCTCGGCGTTCTCGGGGCGGATGACGACCGGGGGAACGGCGCGCGCGACGGCGGAGGAGAAGTTGCGCCGGCAGGTCTGAGTGATGTTGTTGACGTACTTTTCGAGATAGCTGTAATCAGTTTCTTGGTTGTTCTGGCGGTAGTAGGCAACGGCGTCGAAGTAGGTCCGAGTGATGGGATCCCAACCGAGAATCTGCTTGCCCTTGTCGTACTCGGTGTTCTTGAGCCAGTTGGGCATCTTCATGATGCGATCTGTGGCCCACTGAGTACGGAAAGGCTGGATGATCTCGCCGACAATGCGCTCGCTCTGCTCCTTGGTCAATCCGTGGAGGCGGTCGAGGCTCTGAGAGTCGCCTGGTTGGGGATTTTGGGGAGTCTTTTCGGCGGTGGCGGGAGTGGTCGACTGCTGCGGTGAAGCTGGGAAATTGCCGCCGGATTGCATAGTAAGGACAGGGGGACTAGCCGCCATTGGCCTTCCTCTTGATGGTTGTCATACGCTGTTGAGCTTCCGCTAACTCTTCCGCAATTCCCTTCGCGCCCTCCACCCGCGACCGCTTGAACGCGGCTACGTTGGCGAACGCAATCACGTTGGCGATGGTGGGCTTGCCGGGGATCGGCTGGATCTTCGACAAGTCCGTATCTTCACCGATAACCGGGGCGGTCTGCTGGTTCTGGATGTAATCGAGGAACTTCTGGCGCAGTTCTTCGAGCGCAGTCTCCGCTTTGACGGCGCGCGCCCGCTCCTCATCGAACCGCTCGCGGGAGACGAAAGGAAAGTTCATCGGGTGATTTCCTTGCCGGGATGCTGCTTGCGAATGTGTGCGTTAAAGAAGGTGCCGAGGCTTCCGGACTTCTGCATAGCCTCGAACTTCTCCTTCGACACGCCAGGGTGGGTGTAGTGTTTGCCGGTGTGAGTCCAGACGTGCAGCGTGTTGGGCTCCTCATGGTCGATCTTCTTGATCCAGCTAGAATCGGCCATCAGTTGTACTCCGTCACGACGACGCTGGTTCCCGTCGCAGTTCCAGAGCGCACTTGGATCATCGTGGTCGCCGCCGCGGCCGCCTGCTGAGCCGCCGGAAGACCCACGATAGGCTGCGCCAGTTGGCCGATGACTTCGCCGGCCATCTCGTGCTGGCCGATGGGGCTGCCCAGAACAATCGGCAAATCCTCGGCGCCGATAATCCCCTCACTCGCGGCGCCAGCCCGAAAGATGGTCATGAAGCCGTTGGCCGTACCATCGTTCGGGAGCTTGTAGTCGATTGCGTTTTGGAGCGTGTTGGCGCCGCCGCTGGCTGTGATTGGACTCTCATCGACAACCAGCCGGCGGACGGTCGATGTGGCGAGGATGGAGACAAACGCTCCGGCACTGCCGTTGATGTTGACGATGCGCTTGTTGCCTGCAAAGCCTGGTGCGCTCATTTGCTACCTGCCTTCTTGCCAAAGATGCGTTGCCCGGCCCTCTTTGGCTTGATATTCGATGGTTTCTCCGCTGCGCCGGAGTTGAGCGGTTCTTCCTGCTTCATGTGGAACTGCTCATTGCCGGGAAGCGGAATCTTCTTGGCTTGAAACATCTTCTTACCCTTCGATTGGTTCATGTCCATAATCGTTTCTCCTCAAATCTTTGTGGCCCAGGTGCTGCCAATGAAAAGGGCGACCCGAAGGTCGCCCATCTCCTGCTCTGACTCCGCTTCATTTCTAGGGCGCGTACTGCGCCACTACGTTCAGCAGCCTGTCTTGGCTGGCTGCTACCGCTTGGCGGATGGTCCGCGCAAGGATAATACAGCCATCGCTGGCGCTGTGGTTCATGGCTTCATTGTCCCCGTGGATGTAGAACCCACCGTCACGGCCGTCCATGTCATTGCCGGGGATGGGTACAAGAGGCGCAGAGAGGGGTCCCAGTACCGGATGCTCACCGAATATGCCAATCGTCCATAATCCTTGAGGTATAGGTCCATGCCCTATGTCTCCTTGCCCTTTTGGGTTATCTAGGTCAGATCCATTGCCGGAGTAGCCTATGCCCGCCAGCTTGCCATCGGGATCGTACAGCTTGCCGTCAGTCTGTGAGTACGTCCAGGCCATCATCCCTCCTGTGCGGGTCGTGCTGCCTCTGAATTGCGCGGGCCGGGCAATTCCGGCTGCCTGATTGGAACTGCTACAGTCTGAGGCGTCAATCCGCCCCGCCGCGCAAACTGGAGCCGGAGGAACTCGCATGGCTGAGCCACCATGAGGCAATTGCCTGATTCCTTACACCCCTAAAGGCTTCCGGCATAACTTTTGGGACTTATATACTTGAGTCCCTTTTGTAAATTTTGACGAAAAGCCATTGTCCCGCCTTACTGACTCGCTGCTTTCCGTTCTTCCAAACAAGCGGTTTCCAGCCAGCTTGGCGGTAAACAAATCCCACGACGCGCTTGCCGTGCCGCATAATCGTTTTCGTCTTCGCAGGGTCGATATAGGTGTATAGCCGGTTCGGGCCCCACTTCTCAAACGCAAGGCGTTCACATTCGAGGATGATTTCAGAGGCTTTACGCTTCGATTCGTTGCGGAAAATCGCACAGTTGTATCCTTTCTGGCCGTCCATCCGCATTGACTCATCGGGATAGAGCCAGCCAAACAACACATCGCCTCTCGCGTCCCGAATGACCAGTTTTCGACCGCTGTAAAGGAACTGCCGAGCTCCGACCGTCCGCCGCGAGTAGTGACGGTCGGCAAGCATCGCCATTTCAGGATCGAAATGATTGGTGACGATCAACGCATCTGAGAATTCAAGCCTCATCTTGCTCCAAGGGAGTTAAATATGTAATTCCCTAACTTTTTGGACCTGGGGAGCAGAGCCGAACTCACTATCTCCCCAGGCTATCGCGCTGGCGGCTGGTTTCTCCCTTTCAGGTGCCCAACTACGGCGCTACGCCCGCGCAAACTTGCCGTGCCCTACTGATCGAGTAGGAGCGACGGGTCAAAGCGGCCGTCAACCACAGCCTTGTCCCACGCCTTCTTGTACTGCGACTCCGGCGAGTGGAAGATGCTGCGCTGGAATCCAGGAACGAGCCGCTGCACCTTTTCGGCGGTCATCGACGCCACTTCCGCGGCATACATGGCCTGAGTCTCCTCATGGACAGCTTCTCCCACCGGGGCCGGCGAGTTGCCTGTCACAATCCCGATCACAGTGATAATGCCTCCGAGGATGATGTTGACGAGAACCTGAGCGGTCACTGGAATCGGAAGCAGTGCCATAGCCTTCTGTAGGTCCGCAAGCAGTTCAAGGACATTCTGCGCCACTGTGCCGCTCTTCCAGTTTTGAAGGGCCACAAGCGCGGCGTTGAACGCGGCTATAACCGCAATTCCTGCTGGAGTGTTGGTTAGGTTGAATGCAGCCAGGAAGGCTACAAGTGAGGTCTCAATGCCTTCCATCAAGGCGGTGGCTGTACTTACGGGGTTTTTGCACATCGGTGAATCTCCTATCGAATGGCGGAGAGGTCCGCCTGTAGCTGGTTGAGGTTGAATCCGCTGGGAGAGCCTTTCGCGCCCATCCAAACGGATGAAAGCAGCCCGTGGGCCTCGTCCACGTATTTTGCCCAGAAAGCTGTGGTCATCTTGTAGACGGCGCCCCACGAGATGAAGGTGAAAGTCTCCGCGTCGTAGCCCGCCACGAAAACGCAGTGGCCTCCGTCAATCCCGCCGTCATCTGTGGTCACGTCCCACACTTGCGGGATGCTGTCCATGATGAAGTTGGGCACCTCCATGCCGATGTAGCAGCCGCCGAAGAGCGTGATGGTCTGCCGGATCTCTGTGAGGTTGGTAACGTCGGGATCGGCGAACGCCAGCAGCGCGTGGCCGGCCAGCGTGTTCTTCTTCCACGCATTCAGCACGTCCAGTTCGATGCCGCCGTTGTCTGTCGAGGCGTCACCGTCCACATAGCCGTCCCATGCCTCATAAGCGGCCAGGATGTCGCTGTCGGCCACCGTAAGCTCCAGCCCGACGTTGGCAAGGCTCCAAACCTGCACCGCGTGGCCGCATCCGGCAATCGTGCAGTCGCCCAGGGTGTCGTTCAGCATCATGCCCCAGTCGGCGAGTCCATGAGTCCAGTCCACGCTTACGGGCGGGGGAGGAAGGGCTCCCGTGAGGTAGCGGGCCATGCGCAGGGTGCGGGTATCAGTGCGGATTGCTTTGCGTCCGAGCTTCACGGTGGTGCTCCTCTCGATGCGGGTTAGCTGGTTACTTGACGATTCCTGGTGATCCCTCTGCTGCATCGAACCGTGCAACCCTAATCGCCGGGAATAGAACTTGCTGAATCTGGTACATAAAGAATCCGATCACTGCCTGAACTTCGGGCCGCTCCATATCCGCCTCTGTAATGACATGCGAAACCTCTTCCTGCTTGTCCTCGAACACGAGGATGCTCCACAAATCTTCGATCAGAATGTTGTACCCCTGGTCGTCGGTGAAATCTTTGTCGGCGAAGAAGTTTATTGCGTCGGTCGTTTTCATCGTTCCCTCACTTCGTTGTGGCCGCATCCACTTCGGCGGCGGTTGGCGCGTTGCCGTTTGCCATGATGGCCTTCGATGCCGCCACCGTGCCCGCCGGGGAACTGGAGTCGTGATACCACACATAGACGCCGACAGCCGCCAATACGACCTGCTCCGCCCATCCTGGAAGCGCGGCGTAGACGCTCTGCACAAGCGCATGAAAGGCTGGTACGGCGGCATAGGCTCCGATTGCGGCCAAAGCCAGCCCAGCCACCACGTGCGTGAAGCCGCCCTTGCTGGCGAACCACGCTTGGATGTTTGCGATGAATCTGTTCATCGTCCTTGCTCCTTCCGTTCGTTCGCGCATACCACAACAGCAAGCGCGGTCCAGAAAACCAGCACCACTCCGAGGTACAGCTTCGCAATGAGGATTGCGGTGCTCATTTCTTACCTCTTTTCAGCTTTCCAAGGAACCTGTAGGCTCCCACCGCTTCCATGATTTTCTCTGTCCTAGTGTCGTCAAGAGATTCAAGAGCCTCAGCGATAAGATCGGCGCAGACCTCATTCCGTTCGGTGCCAGGATTCAAATGGAGGACTGTTACGCCGTCAATGTCGATAGCGCAAGCAAAGCCATTGTCATCCCTGCGGGCTATTACTTTGCGAAAACTCATGCCCCACCCTTCCGGCGCTCGGCCTCCCGCGAAGACCGGGTAACGAAGATAGCCTCGGCCTCGGCTGCTTTCGCGCGCACACGCTTCTGGACAATGCGCCCATCCAAGGCAAGATCGAGGAAGTATTCACTCAGGCTCAAGCCTTTCAGAGCAGCCTCACTCCTCAGTGTCGCCTTTAGGTCTGGCTGGACGCCTGTCACTTTG